CGGAGCCAGAAGACGTGGCGCGGTTTTAGCGCTTGAGTAGCGCGATCCAACCATGGATACCTCTACTTCCCAACCCTCTGATGAGCGCGAAAGCGCACCTACACACTTTCGATCATCTTCAAACAACAAGCAAAATTCCACAAATCAGAGTGGAAGGGGCGGAGCCAGAAGACGTGGCCGTGCATCCTCCGAGAAGCACAACGAAGCTATGAGAAAGTTCCATGGGCCTTCCCAACTACAGGCCTATCGGGCCCAGCTTGCATCTAACAACTTCCTGGACCTAGCGGAGCTCTCACAGCAATTGGCCAGCCTGGCATCTGCTTCCACGCCCTTGACGGTCAAACTCCCAGCGACGACCCGAGGACTAGCTGAAGCTGTTCTTGGCGGCTATCACATGGCCTTTCGTCTTACCAAGGAGCCCCCCATAAGTCTTAACGCATTCTATCGCGTTACACTGGCGCAGTTCGAGCTGCAGGCTATCCGCTCGCAGCTGAGGGACCACAACATCTCCCTCCGCCAGTACCACTATGAGGAGTTCTTCGCTAAGTACGCCTCGTTTGAGCAAATAGTCGCTGCCCATCCTGCGACTCTCAAACTGGTCGTGGCTGTCATTGAACAGTACGGCACTGTGTCTGTAGGTGGCAAGACCTACAGCCCATTCATTGTCGACAGCAATGTGGACTGGAGCGTCGAGGTACGAGCACGCCGCCGTGGCCACCGAGCCACTGGGGCAAGCACCTCCGCTCTTCCGCATCGAGTCCTCGAGGACGGTGGAGAACGCATCCTAGAGGTGCGCAAGGGCATGGGTCCCGATCCCTACACGGTTACGTTCCGAAATCTGGAGAACGTCGTGCGAGTCATGTCGGACGAGAACAGCGTCCTTGAGGGGCGGAAGTGGTTCGTTGAGAACAACCCACTTCCAGGTGCACGCTATGATGACCGGTACGTGCTCCAAAACCCGGACGAAATATGGCCCCCAAACTATACCGATGCCAGCTTGTCTCATGAGTTTCAGCTCCTTGAAGCTTGGATCTCCAGACTAAGCGGTAAGTTCAGCTACCTGACGGGGCGGCTGTCTTACTCGGGCAAGGGTAGTGAGGCCATGTCCGTTGGTACCCTGACAGACTCACACATCGCGACAACGCTACCTCAACACGTCACGATCTCTGAGAGCGAGACCAACTACGCTCTTGACATCATCAGTGACCAGTCCATGCTACTGGGGACGCTCAGTCGCTGGCGCGAGTACCCGGATTACTCACGCCTTCCGGACAACGTGACGACAGTTGATCCGCGCCTGTATGAGATCAACAGCCAGTCTGGCGCCGTTCGTAAGATCGTTGCCGATTGGCATGCTCTCACGGCTGCGGTGCTTGCGCGACCCGTGTAGGCAGTAATGTGCCCCGGAGAATAAATATAGGGCACATGAAAGGGGTGTGTAACACACGAGCGAGAACGCTCCCCCAC